GCAGAACGTTGCAAAGCGGTGCGGCGTGATTATCGTTGCGATAGGTATTGGCAGCGAGGATGTCAAGGAAGTGTTCGACAATGCAGCGGCGGTCAACGATACACGGGAGCTTGCGTCAACGGCTTTCAACACTTTACTTAAATCACTTAGGAGGTAGTATGGACAATGACCACGGGCATGAGCTTGCAGAGACTATCTGCAAGTTGTTGTATGGGCAGGAGGTTGACACAGTCATCCCTGTGCTTGCCGGAATACTGGTAAACGCAGCGGTGTCTGTGTGCAGCGACAAGGAAGTGTTTCTGGGATACATGAAACAGGTCATTTCAGAGGCTTATGCCGAGGTTGACCACTCTGATGAGCCATTACAGTGAGGTGATGAAATGAGTAAATACGAAACAAAACTCTGCACGGTCTATGACCTTGATACAGATCCCAAGTCACTTAAAAAAACATCCTATGATGTTGAGATTGCGCTTGGCTCTTGGGACGGCAAGGCGGATGCAGAGGATGAGCGCATTTTCTTTTACATGGACGGAGAACCGCTTGAGCTAGGCATGATTATCAGCGAGGGATTTTTAGTTACATACATCGAGGAGGACTCAGAATGAAAAAGTACATAGTGTGCATCGACTACTCAGCGAGCGTACATCACGAAGTTGAGGCAGAGAACGAAGAACAAGCAGAGAGCATAGCTCTCAAAGAGGCAATGAAAGTTGTGCCGTATGACGATCTATCTGTAACCGTGGGTTACATTGACGAAGATGACGAAGATAACGACGAGGAGGATGCAGAATGAGAACCTATCGGATATACGGCACGTATGTGCAGCGGGTCTGGATTGAGGTTGTTGCAGAGGATCATGAGATAGCGCAGGACATAGCGGTAGGACAACCACCCACAGAGTGGATTCCCATTAGCCAAACAGAGATTGATATCACGGAGGTCGAATGAGTAACCAGATGCTAGGACTGCTTGCGCAGTATGCTGCCTTACGCACGGGATGTGAGGCAGCATTGGAATTACTAGAGAACCCTGACGCATCCGACTTTGATGCGGACAAGGTCATCAACCTTTTACGGAAAGTACTTGGAGAGAAAGCATGAAATCAAACCTCGAACGTGCGCAGGATTTTTCTTTGGAGCAATGGCTGTTTGACTATCCAAAGGACGTGGCATATTTAGATATTGTAAAAATAATGGAGCAAGACACATGGGACTCCCCCAATTCAGAATGGCGTAAAATCATCACGCCTAAAATCTGGATCGAAGACCACATTGGAGCGTTAATAGCAGACCTAATTGAAAACACCGTGCTTGATGTCGAAGTGCTTTTAGATTAAACGAACCCCCCTTCTGCTACGGCGGTCGGGGGGTTTTTTTTCGTCAATTCGGTTTGTACGCCAACCCGAATCCTGACCAGTTCTCTTGGCTGCGCAAAAATCCGTACGCCGAGCCGCAAAAACCACCCCAAGAGCCGCACAAAATATAGACTAAAGCGTTTAAACAACAAGCATCCCTGCCTTGTCGGGAGTACTCCTCAGGAGTGCTACTGCTATTCTTGCTATTCCTGCTACAGCGTTTAAACGCATTAAGGCTACGTTTACAGACGCTCACCTACAATGTGAAGAAATTGTTCACAAAAAATAGCATTTAATCTTTTAATTTCAATAGGTTACGGTGTTTTAAAACTCCGCATAGAGCTATTAGTGTTTAAACGCTCAGGAGCTTGGCGCTATCCATTTTTATGTATGCGTTTGTTCTGGTTGCCGTTCCCCCGTTGATGGTCGCTTGCGTGGTCGTGGAGTCGAGTCGGATACTTGGGACATACAGACCCTCAGCGTTGACAATCTCCTGCACCAAGAGAACGTCAGACTGCTTGAGGTACAGAAACCCAATGACCTTCACACAGAGGGATCGAGCAATCGTTCTAGCCTTCTCGAGCTTGTCAAAGGTCACTAGCCACTCATTACCGTACGCACCTCGAAACTTAACGAGGTCGCAGTCATAGCGGCACTTGGTTTCGACAATAGCCTTGATATCGTTACCCAACACCAGAAAGGCATCCACGTCTGCCGGACGGTCTTTCGGGGTCTCAACGTACCGATACTTAGGGTAGTTGAGCAGGAAGATTTCCTTGGCTCTTTGTTCGTCTGGCAGGGTCGTTTGACCCTTGGCGGATAGAATGTCCATTTACTTTTTCGGTTTGTTTACCTTGACAGTGTGGTCGCTGTTCCTACTGAACGAACGATTGGCACTGGGGGTTTTCAGTTTAAGGTTTGACTTGGCGTTCGTGCCGCCCTTGGATAGAGGCTTGACATGGTCGATGTCTTTGCCTGTCCGATCAATCCCCTTGGCATCCATAGCGTACCTAGCCCTCTCACGAGCGTTACGCAGGGGCTGCTCGCCCCGTGCCTGTTGCTGATCATATTCCTTGGCGTACGGTCTTTTCTTGTTCACGTATGGCATTTCGTTTCTCGATGATTGATTGATCCATTGGTTCGCCAGTCCAAAAACCGGCGGCGTTTTTTGCCATCTTCTTTGCTTCCATCTCTAGGTCGTTTAAACAACGTCTATCGACACCGAAGCTTCCAGTCCTATGTTTCTCGAACGCAGTATTGGAATTGAAGTATTGTCTGCAACTACCGCACTGATTTCTGCTGCCTGTAAGCGTCATGATAATCCTCTTTTAACGTCTAAACTCATAAATTGCCTTGTCCATCAAGTCCAAGGGTCGTTTCCTGCTGTCGGATAGATACTGCTTTGACCCCGTGTGAAACCACAGGGGTATCCTTCCTTCCCATTCACCGTGGCGGTTCTTATCAACCGCTAGCACTGCGTCAGGCATAGACTGCGCGTCCTGATTGTCAGGCTCTTTCTCAAGCGTTCGCTCTTTCTGCTTATTGCGGTAGACAATAATGATCTGGTCAGCAAGGTCGGTCATCGCGCCCGATCCCGCGAGGTCAAACTTGTTGGGTATTTTGTATTCATTCTCTTGCTTACGAATGTGGTGAACAAGGTGGATGTGAACGTTGTACTGTTGGGCAAGCTGAGTGATCTGGTTTACAAAGTCCTTCTGTGCGTTGTAATCATCCACTCCCTTGACGCACTTCATGAGCGAGTCAATGATGACGTGCTTGATCCCCTTGGATGCAGCATAGCGGATCGTTCCAAAGATCAGGCGTGGCTCGATGTTGCCCTGATGGTTGAAGACATACCCTGCCCCGAGCATAAAGTCCATGAACTTGTTTAAAACCATTTCGGTCGGCTGATCGTTCATGCAAGCTTGGATTGCCATACGCTTGAGGGTAGCCAAGGGTTTCATTTCAAGGGAGATGTTTAACACGCTCTCGCCCTGTGCGATCCATCCAAGGCTCACCATGCCAAGCAACTGTGACTTGCCATGACCGTTGATACCTGCCCAGATTGTCGTTTCGCCAGTGCGGAATCGGATATTGAAATGGGTTGACCCCCAAGGAAGTTTTGCACCGTGGATTTGGTCGGGCAGGTTAAAGCTGTCGATAAGCTCATCCCTGAATGTACTGCCATCGTAAACCTTGGCTTGCACCTCATCGTCCACAGTGTAGGGAATGATGCTGTCACCGTTAATGATCTGAGCGGCAAGCTCGTCATAATCTCTCATTGATCTCTCCAAATTTCCATTTGTTCCCCGTCGTCCCAGCAAAGCACAGACGGTTTAAACGTCCAGACTCTGCCTGCGAATGCCTGCACCCGGGAGGAGTCGCCGCCCGAGATATGAACCCGTGTGCCGCGCAATGCATTGAAAGATAGTTTGGCAGGGTCATCTGTTTGGTCAACGAATAAGAACCCAATCGGGAATTTCCTGACAGTTGATCCGTTCTTGACTCGATACGGGATTGCGTCCACGTACAGGTATACATCGTTTAAACGTTGATCAGCCTTAGCCGCCGTTAAGATATCTTGGTATCCTTGCATCACCAATCCCTTATGTCGGTTGACATTCCAATAGCTGCAGGTTTCTCATCTAGCCAACGCTCTTGGTTGAGGTAAGTGGTTGCCATTGGAATAAACTGTCCGTCTTTTTCCGTCC